AACAACATTGCCCTTACTAACTCTGCCGCAGTATTCGAGATTACCCGCCAGCATGGTTGCGTTGCCCGCAAGAGTATAGCCGCGAGTGGACCACAGATTTACTTCCTATCTGATGACGGTGTATTCACCCTACAGCAAGGGCTTGATCCGGCAAAAAACCTCGGAGTCGCAATCTCGAAAGTAAGCGGGGAAGCGTTACCACTAAGCCAACCTATCCAGGATCAATTCGCAGATGTTAATTATGCCCATGCGGACAAAGCGTGTGGTATCGTGTTTGATAATAAGTATTACCTCGCTTGCCCCACAGGTTCTTCCACCACGAATAACAAGATCTTCGTGTATGACATTTTACAGACATCCTGGACTAGCGTGGATAGCTTTCCCGCTGGTTTCCAAATCGATGACTTCGTAACCGTACTTCATGGCAGTAACCCACAAAAACGCAGACTCTTTGCCGTCTCCGATAAAGGATGGCACTTAATCGAGGAAAGCACCACAGACATCACGGGAACCATCGGGAGCGCAAGCACAACATCCACCGCGATAAGTGCCAAGCTCAAGACCCGCTCCTTTACATTCGGCAATATCGATGTGAAGAGTTGGAAACGAGGGCAACTCGGATGCCAGGTGCAAAACGGAGATCAATTCACGATCAAGGTAAACACCATCGATCCCGACCGCACCAACACGGTACACACCGAGAGTGCGACAACCAGCGAGGAGAAACTCATTCGCTTTGGGAGTGGACGCGCAAGAGGCTACGCGGCAAGCGTAGAGATCGATGTAACCGCCGGGCGGCCTAGCTTTCGCCATGTAGCCTTGGAAGCAATAGAGGGCGGGGCAAACGCACGAAGGGAGTACGCATAATATGCCCATCACCGCATTAGTCACCCGTGGGTATACCTTTGCCACAGGGACAGAGGTATCCTCTGCATCGCTTAACCAACTAGGCGAACCAACCGTCACCATACCCAGCATCTCCGCCACCGAAGTGGTCATGGAGAACTACACAGTTGCCACATTACCAAGCAACGGGACAACGGGCAGAATCGTATATGTCAGCAATGGCGATGGGGGTAGCCCATGCCTAGCGGTGGACGATGGGACAGATTGGGTACGGATAAACCTCGGTAGCGCCGTAAGCACCACCGATGCAGATGAATATTTAATGGCGGAATGAGCATCCTACTAAAAGCCAAAGACCTATACGACAAATGCGGTATCGACATGAATGCCGACATTGCCGCCTATGCGTCCCACGGCTATGTGTTCATCACCCCCGACTCGTTCCTGCTCGGCAAAGCGGTAAACAGTAAAAGCGATGTTCACCCAGCCGACCAATGGAATATCGAAAACCCCGATGCCTGGTATGTTAATATGGCGGTAGGTTGCGGGGTAACAGAATTTATTAATCGCATACCCTATCCACTCCCGCTTGTCGGATGGATGCGACAACTAAAAAGCCAGCCCATACGCTGGTACGATTTTAAGAAAATTATTCGGAGGAAATAACTATGGGAAGCTCACCTGATATTAATTATCCAGCACAACCAAGCTACGGCGAGGGCATGGCAGATGCCATGAAGGCACAAATGCAGCAACTGCTCGGACAAGGCGAATATGCGCAGATGTATGCCGATGCGGGATTTGAGGGGGGTAACCTTGGCGACATTATCGCTGGAGTGGAAGGCCCGATCCGCCAGCAAACGGCACAAGTGGACACCGATGTTCTTCGTCAGACGCTATTGGGTAGTCAGACAAAAGTCGTTAAAGACCCTAAGACGGGGAAATATGGGATACCTAGTGCGGAGGTGGTAAAGTCTTCGGGTTCGTCAGATTCCGATGACTTTTCAGGTCGCTACCAATTATTAAAAATACACGATACAATACAAACCAAAGGAGAAATGGGTAACCCGAACTATGGTTACTTTACAGAACCTAAGTACCAGGTTATTGATACTTTAACAGGGGGAATAACAGCAACAGTCGGGGGTGACAAATATTACACTAGTGTTAGAGGTACAACCAAAGATGATGGGAGTTTCAATTACGGTGACTATGAAATAAAGGGAAACGCTGGGATACTAAAAGATGTATCTGCGGAATTTCAAAAAATTAACAATGTCGCTCAAGAATCAGGCGATGATGCGGTAGCCGAACAATTTAACTTCACCAATCCAAACACAGGCGAACCACTAAAAGAGGGCGAAGTAGTCCGCGAAGGCGATGGTATGATCGACCTATTGGGCGATAGGCGGAATGCACTCGACCCAACCACAGGCTTGGAGTCTGACCGCATGGCGGGTTTCGATGCCGAAGGAAACTTCCTTGGACTTGCCGCCCTTGCCGAAGACATTCAACGGGGCAACCTCTCCCGCCAACGCGAGGCAGACCTATCCGATGTGGAACGACTATCGGGTCGTTACAGCGATGTAATGGATCAGTTCCGCCCAGGCACTCAACAAGCACTTACCGATGCATCTGCCGTACTAGAGGCACAAAAAGACAACCTTACAGGCGCTGGTTCAATCACTATACCAGGCACTTCCACCTACGGGGGCGATATGGATGCGGGTACTATGACTGCCGCTCAAGTGGCTGATCCATTAGCATTATCTGCACCTACATCCTACGACCCCTCTGCTGGTGTAACGGGTGGCACATTTAATGCGGCAACAAGTTACACTCCATCCGCTGGCGTAACGGGTGGCACATTTGACGCGGGTACAAGCTACACCGCCGCACAAGTTGCCGACCCAATGGAACTAACTGCGGCAACGAGTTACGACCCTTCCGCTTCCGTAACAGGTGACGGGTACACCGCTACCGCTGGATTACAGGGAGGAAATATCGGGGCAGACTCTCTTCGTGCCGCACTCTTAGCCGATGCGGAAAGCGCACTTAGCCAAGGGCTAACAGCACGCGAACAGGCAAGTATTTCCAATGCCGCCCGTGCTAGATCGGGCATGATGGGCAGAACCTTCGACCAATCAGGCGCAATCGCAGAGGCACAGGCACTTGTCGCAGAGAATAATAACCGCAGTATGCAGAACCGTGGATTTGCGGGTGATACACTCGGACGCGAAGCAGACATTCAGCGCGATGATCTTGGACGCGGGCTACAGGCATCCATGCAAAACCAAGCCGCCCTTAACCGAGCCGCAGAGTTTGGTGCATCCCAAGGTATGCAAGCCCAGCTTGCCAACCAAGCCGCTACCAACCAAGCACTAAGCCAAGGATTATCCGCCGGACTATCACAGGAAGCACTTGCCGCCCAACAGGCACAGGCAAAAGCGATGGCAGATGCAACCGCCACCAACCGAGCAAGCGAGTTTGGTATCGGTGCTGGATTAGATCAGGAAGCTCGCGCCAACCAAGCCGCACTACAAGCCTCCTTAGCTAACCAATCCGCTTCCAACCAAGCCCTACAATTTGGCGTAGGGGCTGGGATGGAACAACAGGCACAAGCTAACCAAGCCGCACTCCAAGCACAACTTGCTAATCAACAAGCAACCAATCAAGCCTCGCAATTTGGGGTAGGTGCAGGGATGGAACAAGACGCGCTACGCGCCCAGCTTGGTCAGCAGACAAGCCTCGCCCAAGCACAGATGGATCAGCAAGCCGCCGCCTTTGATGCCGATGCCGCACAACGGGCAAGCCAGGTAAACCAGGCACAGACCCAGCAAGCTAATCAATTTGGCGTAGGGGCAACAATGGATGCCCAGCGATTAAACGAGCAATTAAAACAAGCTGGCACACTCGGATACATCGATGCCGCAACTCGTCTTGCCGCCCTAGAAGATCAATATGCACTCGACCCATTCGCCGCCCTGCTTGGACGAGGTGGCGGAGGGAGTTTACAGGCTGGGCAAGGAGTATTTGGACAAGCGGGATACGGGCTTAATAGTGGACCACAATACCTCAACCCCGAAAGCGGACTAGGGTACATCTCACAAATGGCGGCTAACGATGCGAATATGTATGCCGCAAATGTTTCTGCTAATGCAACTCGCGATGCGGGCATGATGGGTATGTTTGGGGATATCGGAGGAAGTTTAATAGGTCTTAAAAAACCTTTCTAAAATCGGAGGTAAATAATCATGGCAAGACGACCATACTTTAGCGGGAACTACGGATCAGCACTTGGCTCTACTGCCAATGCCGCAAACTTAATCGCACAGGCGGGTGCTACACAGGGGCAGATGTATGCGAACCTGGGTCAGCAAATCGGCGGTGCGATAGAGAAGTATCAGCTTAATAAGGAGAAGCAGAAAGAGGCAGATGCTCGAATAAAGTCCGCAATGAATGGTATGCCTGAGTTTGTGGCGGCTGGTGTGTTATCCCCTGAGCAAAAAACTATGGCCGAGGAGTTTCTTAATGACCCAAGTAAGTCATCTATGGAAAAAGTTGCGTTTATAGATGAGCAAGAAAAGCGCTTATTTCAGTTGCCTAAATTGCAATTAATGCAAAACCAAAGCCGCATTACTGGACTAGAAGCTGATTTAAAGGAGCAAACCAATGCGAACGAGATTGCTATGAGCGGCTTAAAGGTAACTGCACAGAATTTACTAAATCAGAAAAATGAACTCAATAACCGCCTTCTTGTAGCAAAAGAACCATTTGAGAAAGAATTTCTAAGACAAGAAATAGAGAAAAATGATGCTACCATAAAAAGCATTCGCGAAGCAACGCGGGGCGCGGCTGGTAAGAACGATATATTTGCGGCAACTAAAGACGATCTTATCGAGCAATCTAAATTAAAAACTCAGATGATAATGTCTGAGATTGGAGTCAATTTCCAAAAAGTAAAAAAGCTACAAGGCGAACTTGAGGCTTTAGGTGATGATCAATCACTAGAAAGAAAGAAGCTAGAAGCTCAGATACAGAGCCTCCAGGCAGATGCTAAAAACAAGTTGGCCGAAGCAGAAGTTTTTCAGCAACAAGCTGACCAAATGAAGGAATTAATAGAGGGCGATGAAAGCATAGATACGCAACCAAGTTTAATAAATTTAGAGAGTATAGAGGAAGGCGCGCAAGGAGACTTACCGGGACAAGTAAAGAATGCTATTAACGAAATTGGGGACTACTTGACATTAGGTACGCCGTACGAGGAATCGAAAGATGCAAAAGCGCAAGTAGCTTCATTAAGAAATGCATTGCTTCCAGCATTTATTGAAGGTTTTAGCGAAAGAGGTGCTGAGTGGGCAAAGAAAACTGCTATGGAGATATTGCCAAACGAAGATATGAAGGATGGCGAATTTCGCGCTAGAATTAAAGACCTTCCTAATAAGCTAAGAGAGAAACTAAGGGTTGATAGAAATTCACTTAAAAGAGGATTAGGAACGGAGGCTCAAAGGCTTAGGATGTCCAAGAATTTAGATGAGTTCCCTGTCTTAATCAGAGATTTAGAACGGATATTGGAACAAGACAATAAATCTGAGCCTACCACAGAAGGGGAGTTCCTCGAATACTACCGATAAGATGTCATTAATAAAAAACAGGGAAGATGCGGCTAGGGTTGTAAAGCTGATAGACTCAGGGCAACTGAGTAAGGAGGGTGCTGAGAGGGCGATGGCGGACCTAAAAGAGTTTCATCGACTTAACAAACCTTCATCTGCACTTCAACAAGCTGAGGCTACAGCCAAAGGTTTTACTGTTGGGGTGATCGCT